GTTTAAAGGTATATTTGGTACAACAACTTCCTGATTTATATCATTAAACGTATTCATAATTACAACTAAAGCATTCGTATTTGGAGAAATATATAACCCTGGCGCGTTATTTGGAAAGTTAAGACCCGTATCCGTAAGCTGGTCGTTCCCTTTATGAAATATATGTCTATATTGTCCAGATAAATATTGCAGGTTATCAATAAATACCCATACAGACCACGTAAATTCGACACCATTAGTTTCGTTAACCGACCGATTTATAGGAACCGCATTTGATGATGTTGGGTCTTGTGGAAACATAATCATATTTTTTGCATCTATCATTCCATTTATTAACTTAGGGGACGTCGACGGTTTTAATAACCAGCTCATAAAGCTTATTCCTAAACGTAATAAAATAATAAAAATAAAAAGAACTATTAACAAAAATGTAAATTTGCCTACTAAACTGGTAGGTGGTTTTACATATAAACCATTATTATTTACACTATTTCGTAAGTTTTCGGAAAATCTATTTAATGGTGATTCATAATTCATTTATATATTATAATGTATAAAAAAAAGACTACTCATTAACATGTTTTACATTTTAAAAGCATATTTTATATAGTTAAATAATTTATTATCAAACAGCAAGTTGAGTATTAGTAAAAAACATTAATTAAATAAATATAATTCAAATCAAAAGGATTATGAAATAAAATATTGTTTAAAACCTCTAAATAGTAGTATTACTCACCACAACCCCATTTTCCTCTAACGAGAGACTTACTGTATAATTTCCAAAGAGGTTTCCAAACGCAGTATTACCATAACCTTTTGTGTAATTATTCCACACTTCTTGTGGATTTAATGCATTTGACCAATATTGTAATTTTGAAGTCCATCCATTAAATCCACCTTTTGGGGTTACATAAATATTTGAATTTGTATTTATCATAGCTATTCCAGGCATGATACACGTTCTAACCAATTTACCATCAATATACAAATCAAGGGTTCGTCCATAAACGCTTAAAACCAAATTTACCCATTTTTGTATAGGAACATTTGCTATATTACAAGTATGCACTACAGATTTACCATTTTTTGACGTCGGGACCGTATCCATTCCAGGATAACATCCAACCGCAACAGATATGTTATTTTCAAGCGCGCCTAAAACAACTGCCGGACACGGGTCAACACCATTCACGTTATCTATTGACCCTCCACCACTAGTGCTTAAACTTCCCATTCTTCCAAAAACAACTTTGGGTTCTCCATATCTATAATTCCAATCATTTACATAAAACCAAATAGAATATGCAAAGTTATTCGAATTATTATTTGTTGACAAACTTGATGCGTCAATTGTCGATGCTATTTGGCCGCTAACAATTTCAGATTGCAATGTGTTTACATCCTTAAATATGTGTCTAAATAACCAAAACAAAAATATTATTATTATAATTGTTAAAATAATAGTTTGTCCTCTAACAATTCCAGATTGTATTGTGTTATTATTATTAAACATTCGACTAAATAACCAACCCAATAATATTATGAATATGATTGGTAAAATAATACTTTGTGCGTTCATATATTATATATTTAGAATTTATCTACAAGTTAAATTATTGGTTATTTAATTTTACACTATTGGTGGAGATTTATCTTTAACAATATTATATAAATAAGAAATATTAACAGCGTTTAACGGTTTTTTAAAATACACGAGATTACAAATACCACCACTAATTCCGCCATCCGTCCCTACAACTAAATTATCTAATGTCATATACGGAACTACTTCTATAGCAGATTTAACTAAGTTACCATTTATAAATACATCTAAAGTTCCATTACTATAATTTATCATTATATTATTCCATTTTTGTAATAATACATGGTTCTGCCGATAAATAATTCGATTTCCGGTTTCATCAAAATCTAATACTGGATTATCCAGTTCTTTTAATCCTTTTTGTTCAGTTGTTATCATTAATGTATTCGTGCTTGGATTATATAATATATTTGGTTTATTACCGTAATTAAGTATTGATGTAAATTTATTGTAATTTGAATTTGTGCTTGGAGGAAATGAATGAATAAAAACCCAAAATGAAATACCATACTGATATTCAAAAGTCATTTTTCCATTTAATTTCTCATACGATGCTACTACTTTAACAACATCTGTATTAATCGCTTCTTTTATGAGTTGGCTTCCACCTTGTATGTTTAATTTATGAATTATTAACGGCAATACAAAATACAAGGTAAATATAACACTTATAACTATTAATGCTATATTTGTCCCTTTTGAGGTGCGATTATATTCGCTACTAACATATTGATGGATATTTATAATTGTATCTTTTGTTTTCGATATATTTTGTTTTATTAAATTCCATACATAAGATAAGACCCCTACTGGAATAAAAAATCTAAATAAAGTGTAAAGTAAATACATTACTAAAATAAATAACACCAAAACAGCAATCGCTATTAGAGTATAGTTAAAATACTTAAGCAAATTAAAATATTTGAGAATTTGATATATTACAAAAAGGACAAATAAAGCTAGACTTAAAAAGAAAACAAAAGTAATAAAAAACCCAACTAGTTCAAAATAATATCTTATTAAATATAAAACACATAAAATCAAAAATATTGACACCGCGATTAATAAAATAGGAATAACACCTATTTTTGTATTATTACTCATATAATAATATCCATAAATTAAATATTATTTTTTTACATATTTTCCATAGCCGTTTTTTTACCGTGACATTCTCTACATAACGCAATTAAATTATTTACATCATTTCCTCCTCCATGCTCTAATCTAATTTTATGGTCTACTTCAAACCACGCGTTTAATTGAGAATTACACTCGCCACACTTCCAATTTTGATTGGAAGCAACATATTTTTTCTTTGTTTCACTAACACATCGTTTTGTAGACATTTTCCCGGAATTTAGTATTCGTTGTTCTCCACCACTTACATTTCCTAATTCTTTATTTGTTTGATAATTGGACGTTAAATCTATTATTGGTGAAAAAAAATCCATTGATGATTTATTTATTGGCATATATTTTACCATATTATTAGCACATACTAACATATTTTTACCCTGGGTAGGGTTTCTTTTCATTAAAACGTAAATACCAACACCAATAACTGCAAAAAAAACCATCTGGTAATATTTTTTCCAAGTCATCATCATTTTTGTATATTTTCCATCATGATATGTATTATAAATTAAAAAAGTTGTAATTCCAAAAATAAATATTTCAAATCTCATTATTATATTATAAGATTATTTATTTTCGACGTTGTTGTTTTTTTGGGTTTCGACGTTGTTGTTTTTTTTGGGTTTCGACGTTGTTATTTTTTTAGTTTTTAATGTTGTTATTTTTTTAGTTTTTAATGTTGTTGTTTTTTTAGTTTTTGATGTTGTTGTTTTTTTAGTTTTTGATGTTTTTGTTTTTTTGTTTGATGGTTCCTTTTTTATTGGCGCTTCTATTTTTTTATACAATATAGAATTTATCTCTTGCAAATCATTTACTAAGCTCTCTACGTTAATTGGATTTATGTGTGTTCGATATAAATGAGTAATAAATATTTTTTTTAATTTATTAAAAACCCTTCTTAATTCAGGGTCTAAATTTTTTTTATTTATATGATACCCCTGTAAAATAGGCGCATATGCCATAACGAATCCCCAAACATCAATATTTTGTTTATATACTGTATTCGCATACTTTAACAAACCTAATGGATTCGTATTGGATGTTATATATTTATGCAGAATTTTAGAGTTATAGTTTATAATTACACTTTTATATCCGATTTTTTTATCAAATACAATTGAACAAATTCTTTCAATATATAAAGAATGTCCAATCCGTTGTTTTAATAAATTTTCTAAAAAAATTTCAATAAATATTTTACAATTTAATAATGTTTTATTTCTTGGAGTTTCTCTCATAAAAACGGATAATTCATCTTCAAACCAATCTGAAAACATTATATTTGAAAATGGAACATTAAAACTTAATGACCTGTCACGCCATTTTTTTGGAAAAGAAAATCTCGAATTAAACGGTGCTAACCCATCAAGCATGCTTACAAAATTATAACTACAATATATTGTGGATAGTCCCCAATCAATTATTTTTAATTGTGAATCATTTAAATCTATTAATATATTGTCCGCTTTAATATCGCTGTGATAAACGTTTAATCTATTCATTGGTATAATTGCGTCTAATAATAATGAAATCATCGATTCGTGTAACTCTACAAATATTTTAAGAAAGTTATATTTTTCCTTTATTTCTAGTGAATGATTTATAAAATGTTCTATAGATATTCCACCATACGGCATAGTTACTATTTTAAATTTATTTAAATTATCATTTATTGTATCGGATTGATAATTTGTCACGTTCTTACATCTATTATTAAAACCGTTTAAGTCATATTCTGTTAATTCATATGGCTTACATAATGTTACATCATCAATAATAAAAAAATTAGAATAATTAGGAATTTTTTGTAAATAAGGTTTTATTAGTTTAATTTCGTTGTATTCTTGTTCTGCGTGTTTAATACTTAATAATTTAGAGACTTTAGTCTTATCTCTTTTAGTGTCATTTTCACATTTTAAAGAAGGATAAAATACACAACCGAAACCACCGGCGCCAATTGCTTTACCCCCCAAAGTATTAACTTCATGATTCATATATAATATATATATTTATTTATCGTAAAAATAATAAATACTAAATAGAATCGCTATAATTATAACAATATAAACGATTTTCTGCTTGATTTTATTAAATTCTGCGAATTTTACGCTCGTTGGTTTATATTTATCATAATAATTTATATAAAATTGATTTAAAGGAATTATAGGTTTTTCCAATTTCTCATTTATTTTATTATGAATAAAATGAACCCATTTAATAAAAGAATCACGGTTATCCAAATAAGGAGATACGGGGTAATTACTAATTAATTTACTAAAATCGGTAGATATTTTTTGACACGGTATAAATAACGGAAAATTATTTATTAATTCATAATATTTTTTTTTTGTAATTGCGTTTGGATAATTTGGATAAGTGATTGATATCGTATGTAAAAAACCCCAATACCATTTACCCCAAACATCTGGATTTAGTTCCATTTACATAAAATAATATAAAAAGATTTACATTTTAACATATAAATAATAAATGAATACTCTTTGTAATAATTGTAATAAAAACGGACATTTATTCCATAATTGTAGGTTACCTATAACAAGTTATGGTATAATATTGTTTAGGAAAAGCAATAATGGAAACCAATTTTTAATGATACGCAGAAAAGATACTTTTGGATATATTGATTTTGTCAGAGGGAAATATTCACCTTATAATATTGAACACGTACAAAATATCGTTAACGAAATGTCAACACAAGAAAAGTCGAGAATATTAACTTCAACATTTGACCAATTATGGAAACTTATGTGGGGGGAAATTTTAAATACACAATATCGTAATGAAGAAATATTATCTGGTAAAAAATTTGATATTATTAAGAACGGATTTATATTTAATACAACAAATATAAACCTGGATTATTTCATACAAAACAGTTCAACTAATTGGACCGAAACTGAGTGGGAATTTCCAAAGGGACGACGCAATTACCAGGAAAAAGATTTAGATTGTGCACTTAGAGAATTCGAAGAAGAAACCGGAATATTAAAAGAATATATTCACATTATTGAAAATATTTTGCCGTTTGAAGAAACGTTTATAGGCACCAATTTTAAATCATATAAACATAAATATTTTCTGGCATACATAAATAATGATGGGGACGATAATTTATTAAATTACCAAGAAGCGGAAGTTAGCAAAATGGAATGGAAAACAATTGATGAATGTATTGAATCCATAAGACCATATAATTTAGAAAAAAAACAACTAATATTAAATATTAATAAATTATTAGAAGAATATAGATTATATTATTAGTATATAATATGTTTAATGAACAGACAAATGAAAGTAACAAACAATTATTACAAAAAGAAACATCCGAATATAACTATTTTAAAAATGACGTTCCTAATACTAACAATACCTTATATCCAAATTTAAACGACCCGAATTTTAATATAAAAATAGCACTAAAAAAAGAATTCAATGATACAAAATATGATGGAACCATTTATACAGATATTAAAGCCCAATCGGATTTATTAAATAATGCGGAGTTTGAAGTATCACCTCATCAAGCATTTGTAAGAAATTTTCTTTCTTTTCAAACCCCATATAATAGTTTATTGTTATTTCACGGATTAGGTAGTGGTAAAACATGTTCGGCAATCGGAGTCTCAGAAGAAATGCGTGATTATTTAAAACAAACAGGCATTTCTAAAAGAATTATTATTGTTGCTTCTGAAAACGTGCAAGACAATTTCAAATTACAAATATTTGATGAACGCAAACTAAAAAAAATTAATGGGATTTGGAACATTAAAGGTTGTGTCGGGAACAAATTACTTAACGAAATAAACCCAACTAATATGATTGGGTTAACTCGAGAACAAATTATATCACAAATTAACATACTTATTAATAATTCATACTTATTTTTAGGATACGGACAATTCGCCAATTATATCATTAAAACATCATTCGTGGATGATACACACTATAAAAACGCATCCGATAAGAATAAAGTTATGATTCGTAATTTAAAAAATGAATTTAATAATAGACTAATTATTATTGATGAAATCCATAATATTCGAATGACTGAAGATAACGAAAATAAAAAGGTTGCTATTAATTTGGAACTTCTTGTTAAATACACCGATAATTTAAGATTGCTTCTATTATCTGCTACTCCAATGTATAATAGTTATAAAGAAATCGTTTGG